AAACCTCGTAGGGCTCCCAGTCCAGCACACGCACCAGATCGCTCTGGCCCTTGCGCTCGGTCACTTCGTACTTGTGGATGCGGTAGCCCACGGAGACCAGGGTGCGGATGCCGTCTTGCACATCCTGGAAGATTTCCTCCCCGCGCTCTGAGCGACTAAAACGGATGACGGCGCGCCCCCGTTTGTCGCTGTCAATACGGGCGGATTCCACCACGCCGACGTGATCGTCGGTGTCGTGATTGACCAACACCGCGGCGCCACCGTTCAGGCGGTCGAGCCTCACACTCTGCGGGGAATGGTCAAGCACCTCTTCGCCGAACCACCGCTCATAGGGTTCTTCGGACGAAAAGGCAATTTCAACGGTGCGGGCTGTGGCGTCGATCTCCCGCACCTTGTAGCTGCGCTCAAACGACTCGGCGGTCAGGTCGCGCTGTTGATCAGTCATCGGTTTGTTCCTCAGTTGCTGGTGCCACCGGCGCCTGGGCGACGGGTTGAATGCCGAGGGAGGCCATCATGTCGTTGTCGCGCTGGATCTCGCGCCACACCGATTCGGGGTCATCGCCCTGCTCTCGCATGATCTGGCTGCGGGATTTGAGGCGCTCGTTGATGGCCAGCTGGTTAGCGGCGCCGTCTTTGGCCGGGTCCACCCAGGCCCAGCGGCGTCCCTGGTAGTGGGCGGGCATGTATTCGTCGAGTGGCCTGGCCAGCGGCCGGGTGCCGATCTTGATCAGCCCCTTGAGCCAGCAGTAACTCAGCCACTCCTCGAATACAGGGCGGACAAAGCTCCGGATGAACCAGTTTTGTAGGCCCTTGAATATCTCCCGGTCTTCCAGAACACCGGCGCGAATGCTGCTGTAATTCACGCCCTCCAGGTCGTTGGCCAGGGTGTGGTAGCTGATGCCGAGGCCCGAGGCGATGCCCTGCAGCTGGGTTTTGACGAAAGCCCCGTACATCTGGTGCGGGTAGTCACTGTCCAGGTTGACGATGTCGTGATTGCCGATGTCCTTGATGGTGCCGGCCTCGAACTGGTCGAGGGTGACGCCGTCTTCGGCCTCGCCATCGTCGCCGGTGTAGGGATCGTCGCCGTCGCGGGTTTTGATCACCGCCATGGTGGAAGCGGTGGAGCGGGCCTTGACGATGGCGGATTCCTCGTACTTTTCCAGGTGCTTGGCACGCTCAAGGCCGGAGTGCATCCAGGGGATGCCACGGGACTGGTCCGGCCATTCACCGATAAAGCCGTGGATGATGTGCCGCGCCACCACCCGGATGGAATTGCCCATGTCGTATTGGCCGAACTGTTTTTCGCGGAACCAGTACGCGGCCACCCTGCCGGCGCTGTCGTATTCCACGCCGAGGCGGATCTCGCCGCCATTCTTCAGGGGTTCGTTCTTGCGCACATCCAGCAGCTCGGGATCGATGCAGCGCAGCTGGAAGCCGTACTTGCCGCTGTATTCCTTGCGGAAGATGAATTCGCCATCCTGGGCGGCGCTGGCGATGGCGATGTTTTGCAGATCGACAAACGTCTGCTTGCCGTGGAAGTCGCAGTGGCGCTGTGCCCAGTCTGCAAAGGCGGCCTCGATTGCGTCGTTGGCAGGGGTGTCCAGCACCTCGCCGACGCCGGGTTTGACCCGGGTGCTTTGGGACTGGATGGTGACGCCGTTGGGGCCCACTACGTTGGACTTGATGGTGACGATGAAGCGCTTGCCGTAGGGGTTGGCCCGCACCATCTTGCGGGACCGGGAGCGCAGCGGACGCAGCTCTGACTGCAGGTAGTGGTCGATCGAGCTGCTGCTGGTGTCCCACCCCTGCAGCAGGCGATTCACGTCGCTGCTGAAAAACCCGGCGCTTCGGACACGGCCATTGGCCCAGGGGTTGGGCGCAAAGTCGCGGGCGGCTGGCGCGGGTTCTGCCGCGGTCGGCTCGGGTGCTTTTCTTTTGAGGAAGCGGTCCAGTAGGGCCATGTTATGCACTCATCCCGATCAGTGTGCGGCGCTTGGCGACGTTCCCGCCGGCCTTCCGTTGTTCGGCCTGCCATCGCTTGCTGAATTCCCGTTCCAGTTCCAGCAGTTCAGTCAGGGTGCGGGACTGCAGGGTGCGGCCCTTGATGGTGTAGCTGGCGGTGGCCTTGCTGGCCTGGCCCGCGATGGTTTCGCGGATTGCGGTCAGCACCTGGTAAACCCAGCTGCTGGTGTCGGTGCCGGTGACAGCCTTGGCCAGCACATCGAGGAATCCGGTGTCGACGACAACCTCGGCGCTGTCGACGTCCCGCACTACCACGGCCTGCCACTTGTAGTGGCCGGCGGTATGACTACCTGTGCTGGTTTCCTGCACGATGTGGGCGCCGCCGGTTTTCGCCGCCGTGAGGGTAATCAGGGTGAATGGTGAGGATTGCAGGCTGGCGCGATACTTGAGGGTGTAGGAGGCCGGCGGGTAGGCGGCTGTGATGTCGCTGCGGGTCCAGCCCCACAGGGCGCCAGCCACCAGCTCCGCCGGCTCGCTGTCCGGGTAGTTGGCGGTATCGAAAAGGTTGATCATCGGCTATCAGCTCAGGTCGGTGGCCCAGCTGCCGCGCTTTCGTGCGGGGGCTGGCTTGCGGGTTGTCGGCGACGGAGCGGGTTCCGGCGCCGCCTCCTGGGTGAACAGGGTTCGTTGGCCAAGCCGGGTTTCGATGGCTGTCCACTTCGCGGGCGTCATCTTGTGCATGCCCATGGCGTGGGCTGCGTGCAGGGCGTACACCTCGCAGTCCAGCGCCTCGTTGCGCTTGCCGGGGCGGTTTTGCCACAGCAGCTTGCCCCTGTGCTTTTTGCTGGGGGCCTTGATCTCCGCCGTTACCTGCTCCCAGTAGTCGGCCCGCACATGCTTGCTGCTGTGCATGTGCGCGCTGGTGCCGGTGAGGCGCTTGCTGATCAGGTCCTTGGCCTTGTGGGTGCCAACCAGGTACACCCGCACACCGTGGCGGTCGGCCTTGCTGGGGCGGTCGTGGCGCTTCCGGTCCACCTGGCGAGGCAGGGTAAAAATCTCTTTCGTCCCCTGGTCGTTGCTGTCGCCCTTGATGGCCATGATGGCCACGCGCTTGTACTTGACGGAGCGGGTGCGCACCCAGTGGTAGACGGCATTGCTGGTGGTGCCATCGGAGCTGTCGATGCTGACGGCGGCCAGGGTGATTTCGCCAAAGCGCTCGTGCTCGTGGCGCTTGAAAAGCAGCTTGTCGAGGCCGTCCCAGCATGCGTCGTTTTTGTCTACGGGGTTGCCGTCGATCTCGCCCCAGTAAACCTGCCAGCTCTCTTCATTGAGGCCATAGGCCCGGAGGACGATGGCCAGGCGGTCACCTTGCACATCCACCCCGGCGGTCAGCATCAGGCCGCCAGCGGGCACGGTGCCGACCGGGTAATCCTCGGCCATGGATTCCAGCCGGTCGGCATCGAGGATCTGATCGGCGGCGTACAGGTACGGGCGGCCGAGCTTTGAATTCTGGAAAACGATCCGGGCGCTTTCGTCACCGGTGGCGGCTTCGTGCTCGGCTTCCAGGTGGTCGCGCACCACGTCTGCCAAGCTGGTGCCGGGGATGCAGACGTAGAGCTCAGATAGCTCCTGGAAGGTCTCCACCGGCTCGGTGTCATCGGGGCCCAGGCCGTCGCCGATTTGGGTTTTCACCCAACCGGCGAAGGGGTCACCGGCCGCCCTCGCAGCTTGGCAGGTGGCCAGGATGTTTGCCTGGCGCCGGTAGTCGTCCCAGGCGCTGCCACAGTGCGGGCAGGTGTAGACGGCGGTGTCTGGCAGGGCAAGGCCAAAAACCGGGTGCGGCGTGCCACCGTCCTTGCTCAACCAGCTGACGTTGTCCCAGTCCAAAACGTGGGCCTGACTGCAGTCGTGGCAGGTGATGGGCAGCACCCGCATGGTGCCCAGCTTGGTGTAGTGCTGGACTTGCGACAGGCCGTCCACCGAAGGGGTGCCGCCGATGATCAGCTTCTTTTTCGGCATCCGCTTGAGGCGTTCGCGGAATTGCCGGATGGCGTCGCCCTGGTCGCCGATGTCCTTGTTGGTGTCGTCCGGTTCCTCCACCACGCCAATCCGAGCGGTGGTGGATTTCACGTTGCTGATGGAGTTGGAGCCGAGGGCCTGGATCTCGCCGCCGGGGAATGTCTTGCGGGTGGCCCGGTTGCCACTTTTCCGGCTGGTGGATATGTCGATCACCTTGGCGACCACGGGGCTGGCTGCCACCATGG